GAGCATGGGCGACAACTATGTAGGCAGCGCAGCTGACTATAAGAGATGGGCTGAAAGTGTCGAGGGCGTCGGAAATGCAACCATCATTCCCGCCCAGGATACCAGCGGACTGGTCACGATCATCCTCACCGATGCAAATGGCGACCCCGCAACCGAACAACTGTGTACTTCGGTGTATAATCACATCATGAGGCCTGACAACATGTACGAGACGCTTGCCCCTGTCAACGCCCTGCTTAGTGTCGAGCCTCCTACCACCATGGAGATCTGCGTGAAGGCAACCGTTGAACTCGAAGATGATGCCACGCTGGAATCTGTCAGGGAGGCATTCGCGGCCCAGCTGTCGCTTTATCTTCCGGTTGCAATGAACGACGGGGAAATCAAATACACCCGTGTGGCGGCCGCTCTGGCCGCGACAACGGGAGCGAATGACTTCTCTGACCTGCAAATCTGTCTGAAGACCAACGGAAACTACGGCACGTCGAATATTAAGATCACTACCCGCGAGCTTCCTACGATTAGCACTGAAGATCTGATCCTGACATCCGGAACCGTGTAAGGAGTGAGACCATGAGAAATCCGACAGAGCTCATGAAGAGCATTCTGACCAACGAAACGGCACAGAAGATGATCGATTATGTGTCTCCTATTTACGGTAACAGCTATGTCGGCCTCTGGATCTTCCAGTCTATCGGTGTTGTTCTGAGCGACGTATGCGCCATTGCAGATCAGCTGCGATACGAAACCAATGCCTGCACATCTGACCTGCTTCTGGACTACTGGGAGCGGCAGTACGGGATTCCAAAGGACAGCAGCCTGACGAAAGAGCAGCGCCGTGAGCGGATCATCAACAAGAAGCAGAACCACGGACCGGGCAACAGAGCACGGCTGGAATCTGCCGTTTCCGATGCCCTGGGCGGTGTCAAGGTGGACATCACAGAAAATACTGACAGGAACACCTTCCGCGTCAATATCCACGATGTAGTACCTTCTTATAAGCCGGCCGTCGCGGTAGTGGAGCGGAGGAAGCCCGCGCACCTGATCTATCGTGTAAGATCCTGTGCAGTTACGGATGTGAAGGTCAGGATCGGTGCTGCGGTCAGTCACTCTGAACAATACGAAATCAGAGTAGTCACTGATTTTGCGAATGCCGGCGTTATGATCGCCGCTGCGGTTACTCATTCAGAACAATACATATTGGAGGTGTAAAAGAAGTGAATGTTTGGAGCAATGTAGTCATTACCGACAAGGGACTCGCTCTCCTGGCCAAGTTGACCCAGGGGAATTCTCTGATCATCACCAAAGCTGTCGCCGGAACAGGCTTCGTCTCTCCCGACATGCTGGGACAGCAAACGGACGTTACCGAGCCGAAGCAGGAACTCAAATTCCTGAATGCGTACTATCCGAAAAACGGAGAGTGCGCTCTGCCTGTTCTCCTGACAAACGAAGGGTTGAAAGAAGGATACAAAGTCACGCAAATTGGCCTTTTTGCCATGGATAAGGACGAGGGAGAGATCCTGTACCTGATTCTCCAGTCGGTATCCGCTGTGATCGGAACCATCGTTCCCAGTGAGGAGGAGATGCCCGGCTATACGGCTGAGTGGAAACTCTTCTTGCAGTACGGCCAGGCAGATAAAGTCATCGTGACCACGGATCCTGCAAATCTCATTTCACGGGCTGAAATGGAGGCTTATATCGAAACTTATGTCGAAGAGGAGTTCGTGCCCATAACGAATGCTCAGATCGACGCCCTCTCTGGCATATATAGCGACGGCGGAGATATCGAGTCTGGCGGAACAACCTCCGGCGTGGGCACTCTCGACCATAGCCAGCTGATGAACCGCAACATTGCGAATCAGCACACAATCGAATCCATTACCGGGCTTGAAGAAGCACTGAACAAAGCAGAAGGAACTGATCTGGGCAGTGTGGATATTGAATCCGTTTGGAACAACTCATAAAACCATATCACTTTAATGGAGGAATGAATCATGGCGTTCAAATTAGATGCCAACAGCCTGGGCCTTATCTTCAAGAAGATCAAGAGCAGTATGCCCAGCAAGACCAGCCAGCTCACCAACGATTCCGGCTTCATCACCACTTCTGATATCCCCGAGGGAGCCGCTGCTTCCACGACCGTGCCCAAGATGGCCGGCACTGCTGCTGTCGGTACTGAAATGGCATTCGCCCGCGGCGACCACATCCACCCCGCCGACACCTCTCGCGTCCCCGTTTCCCGCACCATCAACGGCAAACCCCTGAGCGAAAATATCAACCTGGCTGCCGCTGATGTCGGCGCTGCCACACCGGCAGAAGTCGCTGCAGCAAAACAGGAGGCAATCAATGCCATCCTGGGCGGCAATGTCAATGCCGACTTCGACACTCTGCAGGAAGTGGCTGCATGGATCCAGAACGATACCACAGGCAGCACCGAGCTGATCAACCGTGTCAGCACCATCGAAGGCAGCTATGTGAAGAATGAGGATCTGACCACTCTGACATCCGAGGAAATCGATACTGCCTGGAATAACGCCTAAAGCGGCATAAATAAGCAAAGGAGCGAATCTATATGGCAAAAGAATATTTGGACCGTAATGGTCTTGCCTATGTATTCACCAAAATCAAGGCTCTGATCAGCAAGGCAATGGGAACGCAGGGCGTGACTACTGCCGGAACCGGCGCTGCTTACACTGCAGCTGTTGATGGCATCACCGCTTTGACTGCAGGTGCGACCTTTGTGATGATTCCCCACGAAACCAGCACATCCAAGACTGCAACGCTGAACGTCAACGGCCTGGGCGCGAAGATGATTCGCCGCCGTGTCTCCAACAGCACAGTTACAACTGTTATGGCCAGTGCGGATAATTGGCTGTATGCGAATAAGCCTATCCGCGTTACCTTCGACGGCACTTACTGGGTCGCGGATATGGATCGTCCCAACGCAGCCGACATCTATGGTACCGTGGCCATCGAAAACGGCGGCACCGGTGCAGTCACAGCAGAAGGTGCCCTGGAAAAGCTGGGCGCTCAGGCACAGCACACCCCCGCTACCGTAAATCTCACTGCCAATGGCTGGGCAGACAATCAGCAGACCGTCTCCGTCCCTGGCGTAACTGCCGACAGCACCGTGATCCCCGGTCCTGCTCCGGACAGCTATGTAGCCTACGCAGAAAATGGCGTGTACTGCTCCGCGCAGGCTGCCAATTCTCTCACTTTTACCTGTGATTCTGTACCGTCCGCTGACCTCACCGTCAATGTGGCAGTGTTCGGATAAGGAGGAAAGAATATGATTCTGAATTTGAGTGGTGGCGGCGGTTCCGCTGCATCCCTTAACTTCAAAGTTGTGGGTGGCACGACTCAGCCGGCCAGCGCTAGAGAGAATACCATCTGGATCAACACAGACAGTGAGATTACCGGATGGGCATTAAGCCCCAATGAACTGGCTGATCCTGCTGAAGGCCTTGTCTGGATCACAACGGGATCCTATGCGGCTACGCAGTTCAATGCCCTTAAAAAGAACGGCATTATTATCTACCCTGTTTCCGCATTCCAGTACATCGATGGCGTGTGGGTGGATAAGCCCGCGCAGATCTATCAGGAAGGAACGTGGAAAGACTGGCTGTTTTACATTTTCAAAGAAGGCTATGGTTTGTGCAATAATTATACGGGATTCACAAACGCAACCAGCACGACGGAACTTCTTACTTTGAAGATTATAACCACCAATGGCACTACGGAATCCTTGAGCAACGAAGTAATCGATGTGACTAATTTTAAGACAGTTACATTTGAAGGAGTTACTGCAAAATGGTCAGGTACTGGTGCTTACAGTCACAGGATGCGCCTTCTTGCCGGAAGCGCCTATGTTCTTATTGGACAGGGTAATGACGATGAATTCCCTGACCATGTAATGTGTACCGACGAAACATTTACTATTGATCTGAGTGAAGTTGAGGGAGAAATCAATATCGGCGCCTCTTACTATTGTTCCGACGACGATAGTTCAACCGCAACCATTACGATCAGGAATATCTTTTTTTGCTAATTGAGGTGAGCGAGATGATAATTTATATCGATTCTGATTTTAAGTGTCACGTCACCAACAAGTCCGGAGAATGCAGAGCAATCGAGACCGACATCTTTGAAGGTAAATGCTCCGCATACATCGAAGGATTCCGCTTCGTTCCTGCAGGAGAAAGCTGGACACGCCATGACGGCAAAGTGTTTCATGGTGAGATGATTACCCCGTTTAAGGACAGCCAGTTCCTGGAGACAGTCCAGTCCTTGTACGAGGAAATGAAGGCTTCTTCCGTCAAGGAAGAGCGGATCGCTGCCCTGGAAGAGGATAATGCAGCCTTGAGAGAGGAAAACGCCCTGCTCATGGAGTGCATCCTGGAAATGTCGGAGATTGTCTATGCGTAGGCTGATCTTTAGATTACTTTTTGGGGAAGGAGGGGAAGACATGATGGCCATGTTGTGGGCTCAGCAGATTATGCTCGGTAAGAAGACCTATGCTCAGGTTCCCAGACTGCTGAAGGATAAGGTCAAGGAGCTGCTGATCGATTCCGGCTGTGAAGAGCTGGTGGCTGAGTAATCATCGCTACCAAGAGGGGCGGACAAGCCCCCTCTCAAAAGTACGTCTATCCGCTGTTTTTTGAAGTAAAGGAGTACATAATGACACTCGCTGAAATTATCGCACATGCCAGCACCAACACCGAATTCGCCCCCATTAACACCAGTAACGAGGCTTACTTCGGCTCCCTGACCGATGAACGCCTGACCGATGTGATTGCCACTGTGGCAGCGGCTTGTCAGGGCAAGGCAGAGGCTGGTCATACCCATGATTATGCACCTGCAAACCACGGCCACACGCCCGCCTCCCTGGGCGCTGCTCCTGCCGACCACAGCCACAACTACGCAGCTCCCACCCACTCCCATAACCAGTCCGAAATCAACGGTCTGGCGGACGCTCTGGCCGCCAAGGCCCCCAATTCTGCCCTGTCCGGCAAGGCTGATTTGGTCGATGGCAAGGTGCCCACCAGTCAGCTGCCCGGTTTTGTGGACGACGTTCTGGAAGAAACTTCCCTGGCCAACTTCCCCACCACTGGCGAGTCCGGCAAGATTTATGTGGCCCTGGATACCAACAAGACCTACCGCTGGAGCGGCACCGGCTATGTTGAGATCTCCGCTTCCATCGCCCTGGGCGAGACCGCTGCCACCGCCTACCGCGGCGACCGCGGCAAGGTTGCCTACGATCACAGCCAGGACAGCACCGTCCATGTGACCGCAGCGCAGAAGAACTCCTGGGACAGCAAGGCTGCCGGCGACCATGGCCACAGCTACAACGACCTGAGCGACAAGCCCACCATCCCCACCATTCCCTCCTCTCTGCCTGCCAACGGCGGCAATGCTGACACTGTGGATGGCAAGCACGCCTCCGACTTTGCCCCTGCCGCTCATACCCATACCGCCGCAGCCATCGGCGCTGCACCTGCCAGCCACTCCCACGACGAGTACGCTGCATCCAACCATGGCCACACCGGCTACGCCGACGAGGACCATACCCATACCGCAGCAGATGTCGGCGCACTGCCCGCATCCGGCGGCACCGTCAGCGGAAACCTGACTGTCACTGGCTCCTACCTGTACACCGCTCAGATCAAGCCCAAGGACGCAGGCTCCTACTCCATCGGCTCCTCTGATAACCGCTATTACAGTACCTACCTGCGTGTGAACCCCAACGTATCCTCCGACCTGCGCTGCAAGCGGGATATCGTCTCCATGGACATCGACGCTCTGGCTGCTTTCGTGGACAAGCTCGCTGTCGTGTCCTACAACTACAACGATGACGCCGCCGACGAGGTCAAGCGCATCGGCCTGATCGCTCAGGACGTGGTTGCCGCTGACCCCGAAATCGCCAAGGGCTGCATCGAGCAGGACGAGAAGGGCTTCTACAGCCTGCGTGCTGCTGACCTGGTATTCCCCCTGATTGCCGCTGTCCAGGCTCTGACCAAGCGTGTCGAGGAGCTGGAAGGCAAGTAAACTTCCCCACCATCAGCAAATAGGGGCGGGCGAAAGTCCGCCCTTATTTATAAACCATCTGAGAATGAGAGGAGCGTGATACTATGGTTGAAGCAGTTGAAGCAATTAGTGAGGCCTGTGAAGGAAACATCACTGCCGGCATCGCGCTCCTGGGCGTGGCGCTGGCTACCATCATCCAAGTATCCCCGATAAAGCTGGATCCCTGGACCTGGCTGGCCCGATGGATCGGCCGGGCCATCAACGCAGAACTTATGGAAAAAGTGGATCAGTTAGAGCTGGACATCAAGCAGATAGACCATGACGCCGGTGAACGCAATGCAAAGGCCGCCCGCGCCCGGGTCCTTCGGTTCGGTGACGAGCTGATCCACGATGTCCGCCATTCAAAGGAGCACTTCGACGATATCCTCCAGGATATAACCGAGTACGAAAAATACTGTGAAGAGCATCCGGAGTTTGAAAACGACCGGATGCAGCTCACAGCCCAGAAGATCAAGGATACATACAAGAAATGCTGGGAGGAGCACAGCTTCCTATGACTCGGCAAATGGAATTCAGCAAGAAATTGCTTATTTTTAGCTGGACTGTGACTCTGACCCTCACGGCTCTGCACATCTGGCTTTCTCTGAACGGTCTGCCTACGGACGCAATGACCATCATCACCCCTCTGGCCTGGACAGAATCCACAGCACACACCTGTTTCTACCATTGGAAAGCAAAGAATGAAAACCGCGCCAAGTATGCGCAGCGGTTCATGCGGGACATTGCCCAGGAGTGGGGCCCGGAAACGGCCATCCGAATAGCAGAAATCGTATTAAAAGACTAAGGAGTGCATACCCATGGAACCTGAAATGATTATCCTGGCCGCTGTTGTGATCGTTGTGCTGATCGCCAGCGGTATCTACGTCAACGGCTTCAAGAACTGGCTCGTCTGGGCTGTCTCTGAGGCTGAGAAAACCTTCGGCAGCGGCACCGGCCAGCTGAAGCTGCGCAATGCCTACGACCTTGCCGTCGTGAGATATCCCATCCTCGCAAAGCTGATCCCTTTCCCCCTGTTCAGCTGGATGGTAGACAAGGCGCTGGAAGTCATGCGTGAAATGATTGAGAACAACGGCAAGATCGCCACCGTCATCGGCAAAAATGAAACTGCTGAATAACTGTATTGATAAGAAGAAAACCGGCTCCGAACAGGGGGCCGGTTTTTTGTGTATTTTGCTGTGTTGACTTCTTCCTTGTTTCTGGTATAATAACATTAACAACACGGAAAGAACACAGCAAACAACACAGCAAGCAAACAGGGGGAAAACAGAATGAACACAACAAAATTCGAGTTAGGTCAGGTTCTTATTACACCGGGAGCATACGAGGAGCTGAATCTCAGGGATGCGGCCGAAGGCCTTTATCGCCACGCAAACGGCGACTTCGGCGTAGTAAGTGATGAAGACAAGGCTCTGAATGAGGAAGCGATTGAGACCGGTGGCCGCATCCTGTCAGCCTACCGCGACCGGCTCGATGTGAAATACTGGATCATCACCGAGGCCGACCGATCCGCAACAACAGTCCTGCTGCCGAGTGAATATTAAATGACCACGGGCCGGGAAACCGGCCCACTACCAAAAGGGGGAAATTCAATAATGAAAACCTACTCAGAATTTATCGAAGTTGTAAACAGCAAGATCGCCCTGTATTCGCAGATTCCCGAACGACACTTCTCCGTCGAGGGGCAAAAGGTGTACGAACTGTACAGAGCCGTGGAGTTCCTGTCCTGCTTCACCTCCAACGCTACCGAGCTTCTGTCTATGATGACCGAGGATGAAGACGTGGCCACAGCTGCCAAGTATACCGAATCCGAGTACCGGAAGATCCTCCGCTGCCTGGAACGCCTGGCTGCTGCAGAGAACGTACAAACGGTCTGAAAGGAGACTATTATGAAAATCCTCACCAAAAAAGAATTCGATGACATCCCCGACGACTACAAGGGCATTTTCCACGACTTCCACGGAACGCATCCTGAGTGGAAAGGCCGCCGTGCCGCCTTCCTGCCGGGAGAAGGAACGACCCTCTCTATCGAGGGCGTTCATTTCCTGGTAACCGACGACAACAATAAGGAGGAATACCATGCTTGATATCATCACAACCGCCGAAGCCGAGCAGGGCTTCTACCCGACCCCGGAGAAGGTGGCCAAGAAGCTGCTGGCGGGTCTAAACCTCTGGAAGTATGAAACCATTCTGGAGCCGTCCGCAGGCAAGGGCAACCTGGTGGAGACCCTGTCCCGGGAATTCTTCCGGGAGCAGGACTATAAGCCGTACCGATCCGAGTACCGGGAAATCCATGTGGACTGCATCGAGATTGACCCGTACCTCCGCTCCATCCTGGCTTATGAGTTCTGCGGACAGAAAGAGAAGGAATTTGCGGAGGAACACCGCCGCCTGCGGGCGAAGGAGGAGCACTTCGACACCGTGACTCGCTCCTATGGTCAGCTGACAGAGGGTGAAAAGAAGATGAAGGTACACCTGAGCTATGAGCTGGCCCGGCTGAAGCACACCGATGTGCATATCATCCACGACGACTTCCTGACCTTCGACAGCCGCAAGAGCTACGACCTGATCCTGATGAATCCCCCCTTTTCCAACGGTGACGAGCATCTGCTGAAGGCCATCGAAATGCAGAGCCGGAGCGGTGGTGATATCCGCTGCATCCTGAATGCAGAAACCCTCCGTAACCCTTTCAGCAACCGCCGCCGGTTCCTCGTGAACAAGCTGCAGGAGCTGGGCGCGGATGTGTCCTTCCTGACCGAAGCCTTCACCGGCGCGGAGCGGAAGACAGACGTGGACATCGCCATCGTCAAGCTGTCCATTCCTGAGCCGAA